CTTAGCTTACGGTACATTAAGTGATCCACAGAATGTAGATAAGACAGCCGAAGAAATAAAAGCCAGTAAGCAGCGCTCTTATACAATGGTATCTGATACACAAATGGCTTTACAGGATGCTTTGAATGATTTGGTTAAAGCCATGGATTTTTATTGCAGTGCATATGATCTGTGTCCACAGGGTAAATATGATATATCCTTTACATGGGATGATAGCATTGTAGTAGATGCGGAAAAAGAGCGATTACAGGATATGCAGGAAGTGCGAGAAGGTTTGATGCCGAAATGGAAGTATAAAGTAAAGTGGCAGCACAAGGACATACGGATATAGGCTTCTTCGATAACGAAGGCGAATCATAAATGCTAGATCCTAAGTATTTAAGCGATGCACCCGAAGAAGTTGCACAGTTTTTTGATGAACTTGAAACGCGCATTTTGAAAGACGTCGCAAGACGTATTGCGGAAAATCGTTACATGATGACAAGTACGGCGGAGTATCAGATGCGAAAATTGGAAGAACTCGGTGTAACGATGAGTGAAATCGAAAAGTATATCGCTGAAACACTGAATATTACGGAAGCAAAAGTACGACACATTATCAATGAAGCAGCCCATCAATCTGTAGAAAAAGACAACGAGGGCAACAGATACCGAACGACATTAACCTTACACAAGCGATTTTGAACGGTATCGTTTCAACCAATAATGAGTTACGTAATATATGCAATTCCATGGCTTCCGCCGCAAATAAAACGTTTGAGCATGTATTAGATCAAGCATACTTATCTGTATCATCAGGAGCGTTTTCAATGAACGAAGCTGTAAAAACCGCAGTAAATGACTTAGCAAAAAACGGAATCTCTTGGATCGATTATCCCGGTGGAGCACATCGTCGCGTGTATAGTGCTATTAGAAATGCTTTACGTACCGGAATCAATCAAACAGCGGCTAGGTGTCAGGAACAGAATCTTGACGAAATGAATTGCAACATGGTTGAAACAACTTCACATATGGGGGCACGTCCGGAACATGCCGTGTGGCAAGGTAAAGTATTTTGGAGAAAGCGACCGGTTGAAGGACTATCAAACTTTTATGAAGCGACAGGGTATGGAACAGGTGCAGGCCTCTGCGGGTGGAATTGTCGACACAATTTCTTTCCTAATTTTGATGGTGTGCCTTCATTCAAGCATTATGATGAAAAAGAAAACGAACGATTATATAAGGCAGAACAGCAGCAACGCTATCAAGAGCGAAAAATCAGAGAATGGAAACGAAGGAAAGCTATAAATAAGGCGGGAAATGTTGACTATTCGACAGAAGCGAACAAAATCAGAGAATGGCAGCATCGACAAAAACAGTTGCTAGAAAGATATCCGGAATTAAAACGTAGTTATGCGAGAGAAATAATCGAAATACATATTTCCGATACCTTAACATCAGCTCAAAAAAATGCTATAATCATAAGAGAAATTAAAGAGAAATCCGGTATTATAGGCAAAATAAATATAACACCTAAAAATGATATTGATTTCTCTACTGTTGGTTTTGATGAACAACATATAAACACTGATCGAAACCACATGGTTACTAAAGATGAAGCAATCAGTTTTATTAAAAATGCAAAATTTTCAGTTATAAGATGGAACGGGCGTTTTGAAAATTTTGTATCTGACGATGGCATAACCTACTATGATACGACAAAGCATTTAATAAAAACCTCGTTTAAAAAAGATGAATTTAATGAGGATTATATAAAAGCGTTGGAGGTGTTTGATAAAAGATATGGAAAATAAGCGACATTGCCCTATTTTGAATAAAGAAATAGATGAATATACCTGTTATGAGGTTCATATGGTTATTGACGGTGGAGCGCCACAAAGAATAGCACCGCCTGAAATCACATCAGTAGCAGACTATAAGAATATATGCTATAGCTGTCCGAAGCATATCCATGAAAATTAGCACTCTTGACAGGGTGCTTTTTCTATACACGAAAGGAAAGATGAAGGTGAATGACCCACCCCAATAAAAAACTCCCAAACGGGGTATTTTTTGATACTGCCCTGGATACGGCATTAAACTGTCTACTACTCGATGTCAAGAGATAAATTGCCCACTACCATACGGGAACCGCCCCGATAACAAGGAGGTAAGTGAAATGAAAGTTTTAGAAGTAATAAAAGGTTTTGGCATCGAATTGAACGAAGAACAACAAAGCGCTGTAATGAAAGCAGTAGGAGAAGGGTATGTTCTGCGTTCTGATTACAATTCGTTGAATACAAACTATAAAAAGTTGAAAGGCGAAAAGGAACAACTTGAACAGCGAGATTTCAGTGCTATTGAAGCAGATCGCAATAAGTACAAGGACGATTATGAAAAACTGCTGAAAGAAAAGAACGATGGCATCAAAAAATCAAAGCTGTTTGAGGCATTGGGTGAATGCAAGGACAAGGACTATGTTCTGTATAAGCTCGGCGGTGTTGATTCAGTAGAATTCGATGACAAAAACGAATTGAAGGATACAGAAGCCGTTATCAACAAGGCGAAAGAGCTCGCACCTAACTATTTCGGCAAAGTGCCTTACGTGGTCTCTAAAACAAGTGGACCGAATGAAAATGTAGCGGATCAAAAAGAAAAAGCAAATGCAGCGCTTAGATCGCTGTTCGGAAAGGAGTAAAATTCGTTATGACAGTAAACATTACAAATCGACAGGATGTGGAGGCTTTAATCAGAGAACAAGTCGTATCCACAATTTTTCAGGACGCACCAAAACAGAGTGTATTCATGGGTTTGGCTCGTAAGTTGCCGAACATGACAAGCAAACAAACACGTATTAGGGTATTAGATTTCTTACCGACTGCTTATTGGGTAAATGGCGATACCGGTATGAAACAAACAACTCGTCAAGCATGGGACAATGTATACTTGACAGCGGGAGAATTGGCAGTCATTGTACCTATTCCGGAAGCTGTACTTGATGATGCAGAATTTGATATCATGGGAGAAATCACTCCGCGAGTAAATGAAGCAATCGGACAGTGTGTTGATTCTGCCATTGTTTTTGGTGTAAATCGTCCTGCGGAATGGCAGAATGATATTATTACTTTAGCACGTCAAGCCGGTAACAATGTTGCTGATTCCAGCTCAACTGATTTGTATACTAAGCTATTAGGCGAAGGCGGTGTTTTTAACAAGGTTGAAGAAGATGGCTATATGGTAAACGGCTGCTTAGCTTCTTTAGGAATGCGTGCTAAATTGCGTGGTATTCGTTCAACAGATGGAACATTGATTTTCAAGAGCGATATGCAGGGTACTACTCAATACGCTTTAGACGGCGCACCGATGTACTTCCCGACAAATGGCAGCTATGATAAGAGTGTTGCACAGTTAGTAGCCGGTGACTTTAAGCAGGCCGTATATGCAATTCGTCAAGATATCACAGTTAAGATTTTAGATCAGGGCGTTATCCAAGATCCTGTAACAAAAGAAATCGTGTATAACCTCGCCCAACAGGATATGATTGCATTACGTGTCGTGTTCCGCATGGGATGGGCATTACCAAATCCGGCAACACGCATTGATGAAAACCGCACCGGATGTCCGTTCGCTTACTTAGAACCTTTAACACCGCACACTGCACAGACAGTAACATTTACTGTTAAAGACGGCAGCAGCAGTGATGCGAAACCGGTAAAAGGCGCCCGTTTAGACGTGAACGGCGCTAAGCTTGTAACAGATGAATCAGGTACAGCGGTGTTCTATCTGCGTGATGGCAGCTATCCGGTAAAAGCGACAAAGAAAGGTTATCGAAGTGTAACGGATGATATTTGTGTAACAGGAGCTGCTGTTACTAAAGATATTGTATTGGTTTCGACAGAGACCTCAAGCGCACCTCACACAAAAGAATAAGACATGTATTGATTGTTAAAGGCTTCTTAAGTCAGTGTGCTTAGAAGCCTTTTCCTTTTTCAGGAGGTTAACCAATATGAATTACCAATATTATGTAGATACATATAAAGGCGAATTAGATAAACCTGAATTCGA